ACCGAAGTCTCTAGATTCACGAACAGCAATGCGTAAAGGTGAAACCTCAACAATTTCGTTATGTGAAAGCAACTGTGCTGACTTGGCACGACGAGCAGTGCTCCTAACACGCCGAACACTGCGACTACGACGCTTTCCACCTCGGCCACGACCACGCTTGCCCTTACCTTCGTTTGGCCACTTACCGGTGATTTCGTGGTGAAGCCAAGCACAAATACGCTGAGGCTTACCACCAAACTGCGGCTTGTCCATCAAAATAACGACACAACGTCTGAAGCCTCCCGGCTTCTTCATGATAGGACGCCAGTACTTTAAAAGTTCTTCAAGATTACCACGCCGAGGACCACGCCCACGAGTGAGACTAGTTAACTCGTCTGCGTTGGGGCCGATTTCTGGTCTCTTGATTTCAGTCAGCATCGACATCCCCACACCTCTCTAAAGGTCTAAACTCGTAAACTTCGTCGCCAATCTCTAAGTATTCTACCTCGTCCGTATTGTACGTTGAGCCAAGAACCACGTTAGAACCGACGTTGAAAAGGGCTTCATTGGCAAGGCTAATTCTTTTCCCTACTTCTGAGGGTTTCATAGCAGCCTACCCTTCAATCAGGAGCCTTCACCCTCCATAAGAGTGCGGAACTCATCTAGTGCTGAAAGCAACTCGGCATCATCTGACTTTTCACCATCCGCCTCAGGAGCGGGTGCTTCAGCCTCATCCATAAAGCCTTCAGGAATCATCTCTTCAAGACCAAGTTCCTTTGCACGCTTCACGATGTGTGCCTTTGCAGCGGCAACATCTTTAGCACGGCCATGTGCCTGAATAGCGTTCTTAAGGTCAGCCTCATCCGCAATCGGGAATGAACCATCTTCCATAGCCTCACCAGACTCAGCCATTGATTCACGCTGCTCACGAGAGTACATGCGCTTAATCTCAAGTTCAGCCTCAAGAGCCTTGATTTCATCCTCTTCGCTCATGTCGTACTCAAAGTCGTCAAGCATGTCATACTCGTCGTAGCCCAGCACCTTGCCTTCCACGGAAACGTAGAAGTCAAAACTCTTCTGCTCAGAATCAACTTCGACAACGTAGACATCTTCATCTGCGAAGATGTCAACCATGATACCCATGACTTCACCCTTCGCATCAAGTTCCATGTCGTCAAATGCCTTCACGGCAACCGCTTCAGCGTCTGAAGAAGAAATGATCGTCAACTCTTCAGCCGACTTGCCATCAATGATTGTCTCGTCAACACGCAACCAACCAAGTTCGTCACCCTCACCTGACAGGAACACTTCAATACAGGTTCCATCTTCACGCTTGACATCAACAACGAACATGTCGTCAGTTGATGAGTAGCCCGACCCGATAACTTCACCGGGGTGAGCACTCTTGACAACCGTCTCAATATCTGCAAGACCGGGAAGACCATCTTCAGGAGCGCAACCACCCTGACAGAAGTCGCACGGCTGTGCAACTGACTTGCGCTGGAAACCGCACAAGAACTCTTCAGACTTTTCACCATCTTCAGGCTTAGCAGCAGTCAACTTCTCCCATTCATCGTGGGAAGCACAAGGCATAAACTTATCACCGGCACCATGAGTGCCTTCGCATCCAAGTGCGGCAGCACGTTCAAGGGCTTCTTCTTCAGTGTCAAACATGTCAGCCATGTCTTCAGCCTTTTCCTGCACGTCTTCAACATCTTCAGACTTTTCTTCGTCTTCCATATGCCCGCCCTTACGCATGGCGTTAACTTCCAAAGGACTGCGGCGACGATAGCGCTTGCCATATCCCTTGCCGGTACCCTCTTCAAAAACGTCTACTTCTTCGTAAGACTCTTTTGCGTCCATGTCTAGGTCGCCGTACTTCTCTTCAGAAATGAGTTCTTCGTCCTCTTCCATTTCCTTGAACCGAGTGTCTGTAAGGAAGATCGAAGGCTTCTTCTCTTCTTCCTGACCTACCATACGCATCATGAGTGATGCGGCCTTGACATCAACGGATTCAGCGGGGTCTTCAGCATCGACAGGAAGTTCAGCATCAGCGTCTACTTCCTCTTCTGCAACAACCTCTTCGGCTTCAACGGCATCGGCTTCTTCTTCGGCATCGGCTTCTTCTGCCTCTGCGTCTTCTTCGACCTCAGCGTCGTCGTCAGCGTCTTTGGTCTCAGCCTCTAGTGCTTGAGCAACCTTTTCAACCATATCGACATCTTCGTCGGCTTCGTCTGCTTCCTCAGTATCGTCAACGTCTTCTTCGGCTTCATCTTCATCATCAGCCTTAAAGCGGAACATCCAGCCCATTGACTCCTTGGTTTCTTCATTGAGAACGTTAACCATCTCGTAGCCCTTTTGGTCTTCGGGATCAAGCGCAGCAAACGCCGCCTCATCTAGAAGATCGCCAGCCTCAACCGCTTCCTTGAAACGGATGTCAGTCATGAACACAGAAGGTGCGCTCTTCTCATCTTCATGAGCACCCTTCTCCTCTGCGGACATAAGCGCTTCAATATCCTCAAACTTCTGAAGATCGTCATTCATGTTTTCACTCATTTTGAACTCCTATTGCTCGTGAGTATTTTACTCAACACCGTCTTCAGTGTCAAGGGTGGCGGGCTTTGAAACAGAAATCTCAGGATCAAAAGACAAACCGGCAAGAGCAGTTGCAACCTTGGCTAACAACTCTTCATGCTCAACCTTAGTTGAGAAATGCAAGTCAACTCCATCCTCTGATTTAAAAGTAAACACTGGAACCTCAGCAACTGCACTACTTACATCAAACGCTTCATTGTCAGAGCACTTAACGTGCACAACAAAACCTGACGTAACCTTCTCACCCTGTTCCATCGGGCGAGACATGGGGGCAGAAGTCAAGAAATTTTCAAGTTCGTTAATAAGAGACAAGGTAGCCTCACGTACTTCACCAGCACCACGAATCTTGAGCATTTCATTATAGGCCATCAACAAGAGTGCCATCGGGTCCTTAAGGTAATCAGGCTTACGGTCTCCCCGCATCATGTGACCCTTTTCCTCAGTATCGCAAGAGCAAGCATCTTTTTCAGACTCACAACCACAGTCAGCACTCTTCGCTTCTTCCACTTCAACACCTTCAAGGTAGTTGTTGTGCGAATTGATGTTTGCATTTCCATCAAACTTCTCAAGAGCCTCTAGATACTCATCGTGTGTCTCGCAGGGCAGATAGCCACCACCGTGAGAATGATAGCCTGAGCAACCAAAAGTCTTCGACCATGCTAGAGCAATATCGGGCGTAGCCCAAGTTCCCTGCTCTGGATTAGCGTCACGAATACCTTCAGGTTCCTCAGCATCCTTCTCATCTGGGTCCTTCACCATCATCGAAGTAGGTGCGTCATCTCCCACGGGAGTATAAGTTGTCATAGGCTTCACACGAGTTGGCTTACCAATCATGATCTGCTGACCTTCACGGTTGAACGTAGCCATCCAAATCATATTTTCACCAGTCTGGAAAACGACGTTATTGTCATTAATCTCTAGAATCTGAACCGGCTTACGAAGTGCTTGGGAAAGCATACGTCCCATCATTGCAGACATCGCATCTGCACGATTAGCAGGAGCGTCCTTATCGTCGTCCATGTTGTACATTCCACCCTTCTCGGAAGTTCCTTCATTATCATCTTTGACAGAGATTGTGCCAGTCAACTGGTTGGCTCCGTGCAGAACCGGAGAAATCTCGTACAGTTCTACTTCCTTAAGCATATTGGCCTGACGAGAAGCATCAAAATCAGCATTAATCGTCTTATAGCCGATTGACCATTCCTGATCCATACCGTAAAATGCCACGTTCGCAAACGCTTCACGTCCTCGCTCGGTGTTGAGATTGAACTGAACCTTTGCAAAAAGACCACCGATACCAGCACGCTTCATCTTCTCGGGAAGGCGAGGGTCAGACTTCGGAACTTCGTAAATCTCCAGAACCTTACCAATTGGCTGATTCCAATCGTGGCCCCAAACAACACGAGGCTTACGTCGCTTCAATGAGCCATTAAACGCTCCAGAAACGACAACATCGCCAACTGAATCCTTATTACCGATACCTGAGACAAAGGCTTCAACAATGCCTTGTGCCTTGTCGATACCGATCTGGCCGGAAATTGCTTTGAAATCAAATGCGGGATCAGTGTCTTCAACGACATCTGCGTACTCAACTAAAGTAGTCATGACTCTCCTTAAGGACATTGCAACATTAATATAGTATCTCCTCAGTGACTTACGTCAAGTAGGGTTTATATAAAAATGCTCAGGGGTATTTTATATATTTATCTGGTAAACTTCAACACACAACGGCAGTTGATAGTTAACGAAGGCGGAGCAACTGGGTCTTTCGGAAACCTAATTGGAACGCCATTCACGAAAAATGGGCTACTTACAGGCACAATATCACCATGCAACTGCTTGTGTGGTACACGAACTCGCTCATCTTTTAATGAAATCCACTGTTTATTCAAAGCAACATCGCTGTTGCTAGCAGAATCAAATAGCCCTTGATTATAAGGACCCAGAACAGCAGAATCTATAATCATTCGTTTGCGGTTGCTGCGTAATTTATTGAAAACCGCTTTGACTAAAGTTGCAGCCAAAATAGCCTTAAAGGCAATGTCTATGTCCCCGCCATCTTCTGCCTTTGCAACAGAAGCCGCACCGAGTGCCTGAGCAACTTGATTTTGAGTAGTACTGTTGAATTCGTTTACCGTGGCCATATGCTCTGAAATTGCCGCTTCCGCCTGCTGCTCGGTTACAATATCCCCAAACCCTTCTTGAATGTTGTCGGACACGGCCTGCTCATAGATACTGCGCATGGATACGAGTAAAGGTGCAGTGCTCACGGCCAACTCGGTCATAGGAACTACAGAAGCAAAATTAGAATCTGTTCCTAAATTTAACAAAGCAGTTGCTGTAGGTGCCGCAATAGCAGCGAGTGTTGCCTCTTCCTGAGAATCAATAATCTCATCTAACTGCTTAGAAACCTGAGCCTCTAAAGAATCTACCCGATAAAGTGCTTTCTGCTCCCACGGTGAATTCTTCGCTAAATCACCAAACTTTAGGCTCGTTGAAAAGGGGCGCTCTTCCTACCCTCCGGTTCGTCTCCCTCAAGTTCACTCGGAACAGCCGAAGCCGGAGCCTCAATATTTTGAGCACCAGTTACAGTACCGGCTTCCACAAAACCACCCGCTTCAGGACTAAACTCGGTTACTACAGACTGCTGTGCCTCTTGAGCCTGAACGTCTAGAGGGACACCACTTTCTACACCGGTCTGCTCATTCATAGCCTTTTCGGTATTAGCGATTGGAGTCTGATTCGGGTTAGACAGCAACGAATCAGCAATGTCTGACACGACCCGCTTACGACCAGATGCTTCACGATACTCATTAGCACTAATAAGACCAGTTTGGAACTCAGTCAAATAATGACGTTCACGCTCCTGTTTTGCTAACACCAAAATAGGTACGTTAGCAGTATCAAAGTCCACGAAGTACGAATCGTCAATCTTGTCGAAAGAGCGAGCGATCAAATCAAGGTGAGGAGACATTGTTTCCATCCAAAACACCTTACCCTCTTCCATAGCATTAGAGAAAGTACGGTTAGACGAGTTACCAATAATTGACTCAGGTACACCAAACGCCGCAAGAATCTCTTCTTTTGTGATAGTACGCATCTGTACATAAGCAGCGTCACGTGGGCTAGCAGCCGTATCTACGAAGTCAGCACCATCGTCAGACGAAATCACACCTACAGAACCTGCACGACCAATGTTACCACGGAACCGTGATCGCAGTTCTTCCTTGTCTTCATCAGCAATTTCACTACGAAGAACAAGCAAACCACCGGGACGACCATCGTTAATCAGGAAGTTTCGGTTGTAAACTTTAGCCAAATTTTCAAGTTCGATAGCAACCCCCGCTGCTTCCATGGGTGTCATGGACAGATAGGGGTCAAGAGGATGAGGGCGTCGAATCCAAATAACATTTTCTGGCTTAATAGTACGCTTCTCTGTAGCGTTAATCTTTACCTCAAACCCTTTAACGAACTTAGATACATCCGGGATAGGAGATGTGTTTTGTGGAGGAAGAAGATGCAGAGCAATCGGTGCCCCGCCACGACCACGAACAATTTCAACAAACGCACCACGGCTGCTCATAAGCAACTGTGCTGAAAGCCGATACCGGAATGCGAAAGCATTCTCACCGTCGTTAGCAGTGTTATTAAAAAGTTTCAGCATCGGGTTGTTTGCAACAATTTCTCCAAATGGGTTGTTATCTTTACGGAAAATCATGGGCAAACGAGCCTGATTAGATGCGATCACATCAATACATCTGAATACCCAAGTTACCTTAGAAACACCATCTCGGTAAGCCTTTGTGATATCCCAGCCGTCATGATACCCTCGGTTCTCACCCAGAGAAGGACTGTAGGAGATGGGGGCACCAACAGAAATAGGTGCCGCTTTTTGACCATCATTGATATTCTGTAAGGATTTGTTTGAACCTGAGTTCCACGCCATTATTCAGCCCCTAGCAGATAGCCGTAAATTCCACAAGTGAGGCCAGCACTTGCCAGACCCCACCCCAAACTCAGTATACTAATACCAAAGCCTATTAATAGTATACCAGCGCCCATGAGTAAATGGGCGACGGCAGCACGATTTAGAATATTCCTCATAGGTATACTGTACCTTTTATTTGTCTAGGAGACAAGCAGATATGTCCACGCAAACACAAGACTGGCAGAAAATCAAAGAATACTTAGAGCCACGTCGTTCGGAATACTGGGTTGAGGAGCCGTCATTAACTCAAAAAGTGTTTCTTCGCTCAGAAGGACAAGAAGTTATGTTTGGCGGAGCGGCGGGCGGTGGTAAATCTTCGGCCCTAATCATGGCTGCGTTGCAATACGTGGATGTCCCCAACTACTCGGCAATCCTGTTCCGTCGTACATATGCCGACCTTGCGCTTCCCGGTGCCCTTATGGACCGCTTCCGGGAGTGGATCATGCAATTCGATGATGTCCACTGGAACGCCAACCAGTATACCGCAACGTTTCCTTCGGGAGCACGTATCACATTCGGTTACTTGAATAACGTAAATGATTACCTGCGATACAAGGGTTCGGAATTTCAGTTTATCGGGATGGATGAGGTTACAGAAATCAGAGAGTCTGATTATAGGTATATGTTCTCTCGTCTTCGCCGCCCAGCATCAGGACCACTATCCACAGTTCCTTTGCGTATGAGATGTGCAACTAACCCAGCACCAAACTGGGTGCGCCAAAGGTTCCTAGTGGAAGGAAAAGAAAAGGGGCGTATCTTCATTCCTTCAATGCTTACCGATAACCCCGGAATTGACCCGACATCATACCGTGCTATGCTTTCAGAACTTGACCCAATCGAACGTAAGCGGCTAGAGTTTGGTGACTGGTGGGCGACAACCCTCGGTTCAATGTTCGATAGAAACAACTTTGAAATTATTGAACCTAGTGAAGTTCCAGAACTCAGTAAAGACACAACTGTAGTTCGGTTCTGGGACTTGGCAGGAACAGAACCCTCAAACTCTAATCCCGACCCTGACTGGACAGTTGGATGTTTGGGGGCCTTTGATAATGGTATATTTTATGTTCTGGATGTTCGGCGTATACGGGCCAAAGGTGAAAAAGTTGAAAAGTTTATTAAGGAAACTGCCGAAGAAGACGGTCCTGAAATTATGATTCAGATGGAACAGGAACCGGGATCAGCAGGTAAAAACCTAATTGACCAGTACGCCAGATACGTTCTTCCGGGTTACAACTTCTCTGGACAAAGAGCAACAGGCGATAAAGTAACTAGAGCCAAGCCTTTTGCAGCAGCAGTCGCTAATGGAAATGTTAAACTACTTAGAGCCTCATGGAACACAGAATTTATTGATGAGTTATCATCATTCCCAGAAGCGAGAGTCCACGACGACCAAGTTGACGCTACTACCCACGCATTTAACCTGTGTGCAGGACTAGGTATGGGTATAAGACGTAAAATTGAAATCATTATTTGAGGAGGAAAAATGAAGGTATGGATCGACCAAGATTTGTGTACAGGAGACGGGCTATGCGCAGAATTATGCCCCGATATTTTTGAGATGCATGATGACGGTTTAGCATACGTTAAGGAAGTGCAGTGGCCCAACGTAAAAGGACCAAACGGTAATGCAGATGGGCCTGTTTACCAGATGGCAGAAGGTCAGGCAGAAGTTCCTGAAAACTTACTTGCCGACACAATTGAGGCCGCTGAAGAGTGCCCCGGAGAATGCATCTTTATCGAAGTTGATTAAAGAACTTCCCATTTTAAGTGAGGTCTAAAGATATCTGGCTCAATTGCAGTCGGATCAACCCACCAGTCTTCGTGAATAGTTCTCACGACTAAAGTGTAGCCTAGTGCATCAAGAATTTCTCGCTGGGCGTCACGAATTGATGCATTTCTAAAATACATGTTAACATCGTGTTCAAAGGTTATAACAGAAAACCGATACAGGTTCAACGGTAGTGCAATAAGCCCTAAAAGCGAAGTGTACGCACTTCCCTCCGGTCGCATAGCATGATCATACCCATTATCAATATCGACCTGTAAGTAGTCGATCTGCTTAGGCCACTCAGCCCATTCAAAAAATTCGTTGTAGTCAAAGTATAAGGCATCTCCATAGCAGGGGTTAGAACGATTGTCAATAAACTGCTCTCGCCGCTTGTCGTCAATCTCAAATGACACACCACGCCATCCAAAGTCCTGCTCCAACACACGAGTATTACTGCCATCGTGGGAGTGGAAGGCACCGAGTTCAACGTAATGACCGCCGTGCTTCATCTGCGTCATTTCAATAACGAAATTTTCTTGCTCACTGGGACTGAACTGCATCTTCATCTCTCCAAAACTTTGTTGACGAAATCTTTATACCGCCTGTTGATGGGTTACCACGGTGTTTATGGTGGCAACCGAATAGTAATAGCATATTCTTTTCAGGATTTATTGTCAAGTTTAAATCAGGGAATACCAGTTCGCCGCCTTGATAGTCATCGTTTAAATAGTGAACTGAACTGTATACATGTACTTTTTCACGTTGCTCAGGATCATCGGAATTATGGTACATGTCGTCATGCAAACCCATACCGCATCCTTCTGGATACACAACTGCCGGTAGGTTATTATTCATTATCCCGTTAAAATTGAACACACTTAGTAAAGCAGTTTTAATTTCTTCTGAATAGCAAAGTATAGTCATGTCGTCTATTGATTCGGGGTTGCCTCCATCGACTACGTGCTTAGTGAAAAAGTTATAACAACGATCAGGCATTTCAACTATTTCCCCCTCACGAGGATTTTGAACCATCTCTAGAAGAGCATCACAATGCTCAGTAAAATCTCTGATGATGACAAAATCATCTAAAATGTATTCAACCATTGGAAAACATTCAACTTCAGTCGGTGGCTATAATTATCAATCTCTAGTGAGTGCTGCGCTGCTTCATCATCAGGAATATTGCGATGAAAATCAATATACTCATTTATTGCGTTCAACAACGACCACCTGCATGTACCAAACGCCCCAACATTACTAGAACTGTGATACAAGTCGGTAATCGTTTCGTGGACACCTTCAGCATGTTCACGTTTTTTCTCTGTAGCAGCATACTCTGTAGGCCAGAATTTTTCTAGCGCTTTATCTACTGTTGAAGCAGAGGCAGGAACAAATAACTTCCCGATAGCGGAACCCATGTACTCCGACCAGTTTATTCGCATATTTAATGCTTCCGTTGCCTCTTCATTCAGGTTGGCCCCACTAGGTGTATGGCGTTTTCTAATACTGAACTCTGCTGTAGGGGAACTAGAGAAACGATATGTCGTGTTATTTGAGCGCCTACTATCTAGACTGTAATAACAAATAGGGATACTTCCATCGTGTGAGGTCATAATCACTGTGTAGGAATCAATAATGTCATTGCTCTGATCTAGAGTAGGAATAGTTATTGATCCAGTACGAACTACAGTAAAGAACTTTCGGCCTTCATCAAGTACACCACATCCAGTGAAAACTGCTGAGCCGTTGTATTTGCGGATTAAAGCGTAAGCACGTTCTAAAATCTTTTGGTTCTGCTCTACCTCATAGCGCTCTTTGACAACTTCCCAGTTCTCTAGCCGTTCGTCAATTTCACGACCGGTAACAAACCTATTCGGCACCTGAACAAACGCATTCACGAAACGGTCATAGACGTACACCTGATTTGTGACTACTGAATAGTCAGCGTGAGCGGCACTCAGTAACGATTCGTAAGACTTGGCCGACTCAAGGTTGCCGGTCGAAGTTACAAGAGAAAGCCAAGAATTACCTGTCATCCCCGGAGCCGCCAATCTTACCACGCTCAAAACGACTAGACAACTTTTCAATGTTTGCGTCGGCTACCTCGGTAAGAGTGTAACCCAGTTCCCAAGCAAGGCCAGATACATACCAAAGAACGTCTCCGAGTTCTTTCTTGATTGCCTCTCGTGCTTCGTCGGAGAAAACTCCTCCGCTGTCACGAATGACCTTCTTAACCTTATCGGTTACTTCGCCTGCCTCACTTGCAAGACCTAGTGCCGTGTACACAATTCCTTGATCGGGTGGGAATACCGCAGTTTCTTTTGCGGCGGCTTGATATGCGTTCATTTCCATGTTATTCTCCTATGCTTGTTCAGAATGCCCCGTAGGCTTTTCAATATGAATATCTTCGCCAGTCTTGGATTCAATCGGAACCCAAGCAGGCGAATATGAATGTTGCTTGATTTTTCGCATCTTGATAAGCGACCCGTCTAGCAGAATATCAAACTCATCGTAACTCATTGCAAGACGCTTACGAAGTTCTTCTTCAGTAAATCGCTTAGATTGCATTACCGCTTGCATCAGTCTAGAAAGGTATTTAGCAATAATCATTCCCCTGTACCTGTTTAACTCAATATGTAAAAGCATGGCCTCAACATCATCACACTTAACCACATTGACAGGAACTTTCTTCATGTTCTGCTCGTTGGCGATAGTCCAACGATGATAGCCGTCAATAATCGTACCATCTTTTTGTACGACAATAGGGTGCAACATGCCACGGTCTCTGATGGACTCGGAAAGACGTTTGTAATCAGGCGCAACAATATATGATGCTGATGACCACTTTGCGGGACGCAAGTCTGACGTTTTACAATAATCCATGGATTTACTTTACCGTGTATCGTCTTGCCAGTCAAGGCTGTCGGCATCCATCAACTGCTGAGTTTCATCTTCTAACAAAGCAACCCTTTTATTGTGTGCTTTAGTCTTTGGGCCTACAGGACTAGGAGAACCCATAAACGAGTTCAATAGAAGTGTTCGGATTAAATGATCGACAGGATAGCCATACGGGTCATTAGCGTGCTTCTTTTTAAATTCGTTTGAATACACTAACGCCGCCCTGTGGAGACCCGGAGTAAGCACATTATCATCAATACAATTCTTTACACCCTTCCAACCATCTTCTGCATAAAAGTCAATCGCTGCTTCAATATCAAACTCCGCCCACAACTGTCGCTGGGCTTCAATCGTGGGGAAACAACGATACAGTTCATCATAAAACTCTGGTTCAGTGCGTAATACATCAGAAAGCCGTCGGGCCGCAACAGAGTGTAGAGGAATGCCGACTCTCTGGTTAGCCCCACTCATAGCCGCATAGTCATAGTATTCACAATACTCACCATTGTGCTCTTCGTGGATAAACTTCAAAACATCATCAGATGTCCAGTCATAGATGACTTTAGCAAAACGTAAAGGAATCGCTTTTGAAAGTTTAAAAGGCCGGTTGATATAGTTCTCGTGTAACTTCTGCGTGACAGTCCTATACCGAATCATGGACTCGTTAGCCCGCACCCCCGTAATGAACGCAGTACGCCCCTTCTTGCCCTGCATGGTATACTCATCAATCTTGCGAGGAATCGCTTTCTCAGGATCAAGACCGAAGTGCTCGGCCCGCAATGCATTCTCAGGGAACGGCCTGAAAAGCCGACCCTTCCGCTCACGATTCTTAGACCACAATAATACATACTGGCGTCTACCTAAAACCCAGAGTTCCTGCCCTTGCGGAAGACAATACCACTCCATATCTACCCAGTCATAGTTACTGACTCGGGTAACGTAATCTTCTACGGCAGGTGACAGCATTTCTTCATCACGAAAAATCGCTTTGACGGGTCCAAGACCACGCTCTTCGTGGATTTCTTTTGCCAAATATAAGCAAGCCGTTGAATCTTTACCCCCGCTGAACTGGACACAGACCGTATCAAAAGTGTCATACACATGTCTCATGCGTTCTCGTGCAGCATCGACACAATTCATGTCCAAAAACATTCTCCGCCTAGGCATGTTAACCTCTGGGAGAGTGCTGGGCGATAAAGTCTAACAAGCGCTCAGAGGTCGTATCGCCGTCATACGCTGCATTCTCCTTAAGCCACTTTAGGAAAGAGTACCACGTAGACTGCTGCTCGGCGCTGTCAAAAACAAGTGTGAACTGAATGGCGGCATTTCTAGTTCCCGACGTACCCGCCGCTGTACTTCCTTGCGTCACAATATTCTCAACAGTCGCAGACTGAGGCGTGGGAGCAGTAGCGGTGCCTTCGTCTGAAGGTACCGAAGGAGCGTTAGGTTGAGTCTCAACTGCCGGAGTAGTAGAAATGTCGTTCACTACAATCTCGGGGGCAGTCCATCCAGCATTCGGATCAGGAGTGTTTCCAAGTGAATCACTGATGATAGTGTTTTCGATTGCCGCAACAGAAAAGTCGTCCCATCCCAAAGCCTCAAAAAAGTCCTCGTCGTACCCCATAGTTTCTGTAAGCATGTCGTACAACAAGTCGGTATCAGTAGTACCTAGTTCAGAGATTCGGTTATCAGCCAATGCAAAAGCAAGGGCGTTCTCTTGGTCTAGGTCCACAATGGATACCGCAATCTGTTGCCACCCCAAACGCTTCGCCGCTTCTAACTGATGGTTGCCAGCAATAACTGTTAATGCACCGCTTTCGTTTTCTACAGCGACGATGGGCTTAACTTGCCCAAATTTGGAGTAGGACGCCATGATAGCATCAACATCACCACGCCTAGCATTGTTTTCCAACGGCTGTAGCAAGTCAATATCAACTGCTAGACCTTCAATATTTCCTGCAATGTTGTGAATCATCATTTACCTCAGAACTTAGTTTGTGACCTGACATTAGCCGCAATCGTGCGCAAAGCATCACAAGCAGTGCGGAGAGAGTGAAGTTTTTCTCTCTTTGCCTTAACAAGTGCTTCAGCGATCATGGAGTCATAATGCAACTCGCTAGTCTTATAGCCTGCCCAACTTTCCTTTTGCTTAACTGCGCCTTCAGCGGCCAAGTACTCCTTAAACCACTGCTTCTTGTACTCTGCTTCTTTACCCGCATGGTCTTTAGCCAAGACCTCAAACTCTTCGGTTTCTCGCTCAATTTCAGAAGTCAGCCTAAGCAACTCTGATTCTACCTCAGCAGGGCTAATTGGCGCAGTTCTATACGAATTCATAGACATATATTACCACGTTGTGTCCAAAGTAGCAAGGGCGATTTCAAGCCTATCGCATTCAGACTGCCAGTCAACTTTAATGCCCGAAACACCTCGTTCAAGAAGATCATCTAAATGTTCTTTACCTAATTCCTGCTCAAGCCAACGTGCCCAGACTAACGGATTCTTAGACTGTGCCCAATGGCACGACGCACATAAGGCAACCGCATTGCGCTCGTCAGTCCGAGTGGCAGAAATACTACGAGAAATAATGTGGGCACACTGAATTTGCTTACCCTGTTCCTTAGTAGCACCACACCAGCGACAAGTAAACTTATCTCTAGTACGAACGTAAAGACTGTGAAGTTTAGTAGCCTTTGCTTTGGCATTTTTGCCATAGTTCGCCGCCATCACAACTCACGATCTGGAACATCCCGATCTTCAATAGAAACCAAACTTGGAACTTCATGCTCAACAGACACATCTTTTCGGACCCAAGTCTGACCCCAAGTCTCCTCGCTTTCGTGCATCTTTAAACGTTCCATAGCATATTGTGTTGCAGGGTCGTCACTCAAATTCATGTACGAGTTATGCTGCCAAACCAACTCGTAATAAGCAGGGGAGTTGACCCACAAACTTCCTGCCGTGTTCCAATGCTCTTCAATCAGAGGGTCTTCGTTGATGGCTTTGCCAGTCAAGCAGTAAGCAGGGACATTAAGACCCACCATGGGGTGATCAACTTCCATTAACTTGCTAATGTGATCCGCTTCTAGTACCATGTCGGAGTCGATGTAGTAAATTGCTTCAAAATTTACAGCGTCTTCCTGTGGAGTATCTTCTCCCCAATGATTACCCGACATCAACCTTCCCCGCTGAGCGAATTCACGAACAAGGTTGCGACCCATCTCAATACGAATCCAACGATTGAAACTTGTTACCTTGCTTTCGTTATCGTTCAAAGAATACGTCCACCAAGTACCATTGACCTGTTCCAGTAAATCTAATAACTCCTGATACGGCTCTAAGCCCTTGGCGTCAATCTCTAACGCAGCAAAGAACTGCGCTCGTGGGAAAAGTTCTTTAACTTCCACGGCGTTACGCAACCAACTTAAACCTTCGCCTCTTTCGCACTTCCACCCAACAAGGGGAGAGCCGATCACGAATGGCATATTGTGATCTACTTCTCTAAACATTCTTTAATCTCCTTGACATAATCAGAACACACGCCAGCGAATCCAGTATAGGTGTCTGGGTCGTAACAGGTATCCTTTTTCCATTCCGGGCACACATTAATAGATGTATTCATGACTAGTGCGGGCATACCCGGATAACACCACACTTGTCCTGCTGAAGTCAAAACATAGGCTTCGTCTGTGTGAAAGAAGCAATTCAGTAAATACCTGCCATTTCTTTTCTGGCACAATAAAGCATTTAAAGCATCACTATTTTTACAATGAATCCACAAGTTATCTCTACGACTAAGAAGCCAATCTAAACCAATGGGAGTGCGGGGATCATCATGGCCTAAGCACAAACCGTACCTCATATTCAGCCAGACATCAACCTCAACGTCGTAACCGGCTGCTATTGCAGCGTCAATGTAATGCGGTTTGTTTTCTAACTCTGAATTGCGGCCACTGATATTGCCACGATGCGAAATGTAAATCATGGCTTCTTAAAGTGTACGTCTGCTTCTTTACCCACGTTGTCTGGAACAATAGTGCAGGCAAAGCCTCGCTCTTCTAGCCATGCCTTAATATCATCAACATGGTTGTCTGTGTTACTGTACAAGTCCACGGTGTAAGCACCTTCACACTTTCCCTCAGAAACGTGCTCAATACGATCACCTAAACTCTTCAATACCCGAAAGTCATTACCCTGTGCGTCGATCCACAAGTAGTCAATCCATTCAATAGAGTTATCTGCCATAAACGTATCCAAACGCACCTTGTCAATAATCACGTGGTCAGTGAACGCAAAGTCCGGTCGGTCTTCCCACTTCTCATGAATGTCTTCGGTGAACTCATAAAGCGATGAGCACCCCCAGTCTCTGGTACCAGCAATGTTGAATTGGGCTTTACCCTCTTCCAAGTCAATAGCAACCGGATGAACAGTGACATTATCGTTCATAGCAAATCGGTCTTCCAAATGGGTCACCAACTCGGGGGTTGGCTCAATTGCGTACACACGGACATTGCCTGAGTTACCGCCTGAAAGATGCTCAGTATCATTACCGAAATTAGCACCAACCTCAACTACTGTTCTCATCTCGTCGCCTCCAAATATGTGGTCAGGTCCTCAGGGGTACCAATTCCCCACATCTTACTGATATTGTAAGTACGAATCTTTTTACCGTCAAGGATTGCCTCATTGAAGACAGGGCATACATAGAACTCACCGTTAGTACGAATGTCTTTGTCAATCATTTGCTCGGCATACTTGACGTAATCACTACCCTTCTTCCAGAAGTAGATTCCTACAGTAGCAATATTTGAGATTGGATTCTTTTCAGCAACCTCACTCACGTATCCGTCTTCACCAAGTTTTGCAAACGACCATTTAGGGTGCGTAGCCTCAAACGTCAGGATACTACCGTCGCTATGATCGGTCGTAAATGCATACAATGCTTCTCCAGCATCCCACTCAACAATCTGGTCGGAGTTCGCCATCATCAGCGGCTGATCATTGTCAATAAACTCTTTTGCTAGCAAAGTTGTGCAGGCCGCACCTTCAGTCATCCCATCCACGGTAACAATGTTGCAGCCGGGGGTAATCAAGTTAAGTAAGTGGAGCAAATTATACTTTTCGTAATGCTCTTGTTGGACAATGTAAGTGAACTTGGCTTTAACATTAAGATTTTCAACCACTGCCTGAATCATAGGCTTTCCCTTTACCTCAATTAGTGGCTTAGGGAAGGTGTAGCCCGCAGAGGAAAACCTAGAACCAGCGCCCGCCATGGGAATGAGAACATTGAGAGTCTCGTCTTCCCACGCAAATGACTTATCATTGTCGGATGTTACCATTTTCATTATTCTTTCCTTGTTCAGATCGTATGAGTCTTTAATACCCATGACATTTGCACCAGAGCGGTGTGCGCCCAGTCTACCTACGTGTGAGTCTTCAATAATTAATGTTTCAGAAGGTAAAACCCCAAACTTAGACATCGCCTTCCAATACATCTCCGGGTGGGGCTTAGGCATTGTCACACACTGATTGCTTACAAAGAAATCAACCTTGTGCATGATGTTCAACGAGCACAACGCCGAAACAACTGTGCTTCTAATACTGTTACTTGCCACAGCAACCTTGATCCCTGCTGACCGGAGCAAGTCAACAATCTCCGAAACGTTCTCGTCTTCTGGAACAGACAAGAATGCCTTCTGCGTAAGCCTTTGCTTTCTCTCCCAAATCTCATGATGGTCTTCTTCAGGAAGTCCCCGCTCCTCGGACAGCATTGCCAACTTTTTGCTTGTACTTAATCCGTCAAACTTAGACAAATGATCCGTCCATGATATCACATACTCAGGGTTGCATTCAGCCAGTGCCTGATTCAACACATCAAAATGCAGTCCCTTCGTATCTACTAATACACCGTCTAAATCAAAAATAACTAATTTAATCATGATGGTTCAGGCCCTAAATGTCGATGCCACTTATTATGTCTTACGATACTTTTACCGTTACAAATCATTCTGTACTTATCTCTCACTCTCAAAGACCACTCAACGTCTTCTTCTTCATTCCAAAGCAAGTCTTCATTTAAAGGCTCGGCAAGCATAACATCTTTCTTTACTATAAAAAATGCACCGGCGAGATACATATATTGTGTTTCATCCCAGTTATCGTAAGGCAGTGCCCACGCACGCCCTGCTCCGGGTTTATCCCACAAAGACCAATCCATAGGTACTCTGTGTCCGTTTATGAATAACTGCTGACATGAACAAATATCCCACGCTTGTTCAAACTGAAGAAAGTGTGAATACCACCAAATATCAAATACGTGGTAGTCATGCATCATCGCTAGATTTTCGTACTGCGCTGTCTGTGCCAGTATGTTCTTCTTGCGGGTAATCCATCTGGGCTTAACCGAGTCATCAAAGTGGATGTGTGTAACATCTTCACCTATGAGGGAGCCATCCGGTAGGCCAGTTTGATCACCGATGAATAGTATTTCATAATTAGGAATAGTTAAACGTCTAATAGAGTCTACGACCTCTTGAAGTTTATCAACATCATCGTATCCAGTAGTGATACAAAACGACCAATCTTTATTACTCATCTTCTTCCATCCAATACGGTTTTGCTGCTCTACCCTTCGTCCACTCTGATCTAACCCTAGCAGCCTCCTGAAAATGCTCTTTGGAGTTACACCAACTTTCTAAGTGTAAACCAAGTCCCTCAGCCTGCTTGGGCCTGATCGTTATTCTAGTATGGCAAGGTCGGCAGACAGCAAAAAGATTCTCATCCTCCAGAATGCTTCCGCCCTGCGAACGGTTAACTAACTCGTGGATGTCATTTGTTCTGTTTACCGGCACTGCGCCTTGTTTGCCATCGTATACCGCAAAGATAAGACATGCCTCGCACTCGGGGTTCTTCGCCAACATTTCCTCTACAATAGAACGACGTTCAACATACTTGGCCTTCATCTTGTCAGACCTATGCTTTAGTGGAGTTCTCTTTAATTGGCTAGTACCCCTGTTGAGAGGTGTCCGGCGAAGCGGCTTACCTCTTTTCATTCCATGCCTCCTTATGCATCGTTTTAATTAAATTGTAAAGTTTACCCGCACCTACCTTCACATCGAACTGCTTAACCTTTTTGCGAATTATAATAGACTGCTGCTTGCGGTAATCTTCGTCTAATAGATTGCTAAGTAGAGACACATACTCTGAAGGCTCCCTAGCCAACATGCCAATACCATGAGTTTCCACAAGTTCCTCGTATTGAGGTGACCAAGACGCTACAAAAGGAATACCAGCAGCAGCATACTCCAGACCCTTAATATAGGACTTGGCGTGATTGAACGGAATGTCAGTCAAAGGGACAATACCAACGTTAAACAAAAACCCTTCCTGTAAAGCATAAGGAGGTAAGAAGGGAGACGTAGATACAATTCCAGCACTCAGTCCCATCTCCTTATAGAACCTAGGAATGTTTGGTGCTTTAATGTCGCCAGTGTGATGGAAGCGTGCAAAATTAGAAACTTTGTTAGCGAAAGGTTTAAGGATTTCCAAATCTCCACTTCGGTGAGCCGTAGAACCCATCCACCCTACAACTAGTTTTCTAATTGGATCATCAGAGACAAAATCGGGAACGTTTCTGAACTGTGCAGTATTCACATGGTTCGTGTGTAGACCAACATTATCGTTCCATTCAAGCATTCTGTCCCGGAGGAAAGGAGTAGATGCAATAACACCATCAGACTCTTCGATGATCTTACGGTACCAGTCAATATTTTCAACAGGGTTGAGTTTGGGGTTAGAGGCCGAATACGCAGCATTCTTTTTGCTTAAGCCCCAGTACCAGTCATCAACATCCTGAAGGATAATCTGCCCTGCCATCTGTGCCCGTTTCATATCTGGCAGAATCTGCTTGTGCATATAGCGCTGCATTATGATAACATCGCAGTCAAAATGGTCGCCCGTGTTATCCCAAGAATGGATGCCAAAAGTGCCAGTAATATTGTTGTGTGCTAAAATGCCTAACACAACATCAATACCCCTCTTGCGTAAAGGACTTATGTACTGCCCTATTCTGATATGACCCGAACCACCCATTACCGGCAAACCGGTATGGGTATGCATAGAACGTGACCAATCGTTAGATGCAAAACCAATCTTCATTAAAACTTCCAAACACCATCAAGAGCGGCATATAAACAATCGTCGCCCTCAGAATTAACTAAACCGTTATCTTCATGCCAACGCTTATGTTCAATGATTGCATCACGCAAGAACGTAGCCAACGAAAGAGAAGGATCGGCGGGCTGACCAAGCGCCATTAACCTATCCACTTCAGCAAGACGCTTCTCTGCATAAAACCTGAAACGTTTCGACTTCTCACGTTGATCCTCAAGACCGGCAGCAGGGTCAGTAATAAAGTCTGAATAAGAACTACGGATAGCGGAAATTTCTTTGTCTAGTTCACCAATCTTGAAAGAGACAGTCTCAATAATATTTACAAGACACTCTCTCCACCTTTCATGGTGCTCAGGCAAGCGCAATAAATCTCTATCCTGCTGCGAAGCCTTGTTTTTGATATCTTCAGAAACAACTATCTCAAAATCTTTTAAAGTAGTCATAGTTCAGTTCCATTCAGGACAAAGGCTCTTGAAATCGCACCAGTTACACAATGGTCCAGTCCTAGTTTCAAACTCACCCGAGTCACACATTGACTTTACTTCGTCCCAAGTATTTCGTACTTCCACACGAACAGCATTCTCAAGTTTTTCATCTACTGTATACTTTGCAAACTGGCCTGACTTTACATACAGCAACTCAGCACGCTCAATATCCATGCCAGTCTGCTCTTTTAGAAGAATGCTATAAATAGTGATCTGCATCTTCTTCTCCCACTCGTACTGTGGGCGAGGTTTCTTGCCAGTCTTGTAATCGGAGATAACTAACTTACCGTCTTCGACGGTATAACGGTCAATAATGCCAAAGATAGGTACACCATCAATGTCTCCATCCATCTTGGCTTCAATTCCAGTAGCGTCAAAAGAAGTAGGGTCTTCCATTCCGAAGTAATTCTCAATACACCACCACGCCTTCCAGCGGAACTCATTCTCATCGCACTTTTCTTTAAGCGCACGAAACTCAGCCTCCCACTTGTTATTCCACAAATCACGAGCCAACTTGCGAGCAGTGACCTCAGTGCGCTCTTCACGAGGGTGAGCAAAAAGTTCTTCAAGAACTTCATGAACGAACGATCCTAAATGCTGCGCCTCCGTGGATTCAGTAGGCAACCTATCTAGCCTAGAAAACTTGAACTTTAGTGGACACTGCTGAAAAGTTCCAATAGAACTTGGCGACATATACTTCGGGTACTCGTAGGAAACAGGACCCAAGTCTAAACTATCCTGCATCTGTCTCTTCTTCTGCCGCTTCAGCGTTTCTATTCTTAACGAAGTCAAGCATTTCTCTCAAATGAGTTGCTGTCACATTCTCATTGATAAATTCAGCACCGTCAGAAATTGTTTCCCAATGACTACGGCAAGCGTCGATAACATCCTGTGGCTGATTATTAAGAACACCTCGCAGTTTCTCAAAATGCTCAGCACTAATTGGCAAATCTGCTTCGTCCTCAACACGCTCCAAGTGCATTGCTTCTTCGGAACGGGCAAGATACAAGCCGACACCTAAATGCTGCGCTGCCTTCTTCAAAGCGTCTGATACAGCGCCCTTCATTTCATCACCAAGATCAACGATATCGCCATTCTTAGTACGCTTAATTTTCTGACCACCAATACCGTCCTTGACAATCTTGATGGCAGGAGCCTCATCGGTAGGAACAAATGTTGTAGTCAAGCGGACGTGTGCCACAACGAAATCTGGATCAAGCGCATCACGGGCACACGAAATAATTTCGTAAGACCACATGTCAACCCCAAGTACACGATTTAGGCGACTGATTACCTCACTAACAGGAATATAAGTAAGGCTTGTCCCACCTTTCTTTAACTGACGCTCAACCGAAGAGTCGAACGGTTCAGATAATGCAAGTAACATATGGCTCATTTGTTTCTCCTAATCACTAGATTCTTTTTTGATTCTCCAACTTCACAGTACTCATCAGCGTCCAAATGAAGTTCCTTCAACTTAGTAACCTTCCAATACGATATACCTGCAAACTGCAAAGCCTCACGGATCATCTCCGTGGGCGACTTAATGACTTCACCAGTATTCAAATCAACACTGCTGTCAACAATACGTTTACTGACATCTTCAATCAGTGATTGATGATCCCAAGTCTTACGTGGGGAACCCGACTTAATTTCTACAGTAGCGCCGTCAACAGTAACAGGTACAGCCAAATGACCCAAATGTTCGGTTACGACAGACTGCACCTCATTGAACAATTCTGAAATATGACCCTTCGCCGCATGTAAGTCACTAGCAAACTGCAACAACTCTTCTTTCTCGGTGGAATCAATGTCATCACCAAGTTGCATAATACACCCCTCAAGGGTGCGCAATAAAGAATGAACTTCGTTTAGCGTCGAAGCCGGTCCAGACAAATCAGACATATAGTCTCCTTAATAAATAGTAACTACGTGTATTTTACTGAAAAATCAGCAACGAGTCAACACTCACTGCTCGTCAAGAAGTTGATCTAGCGCATAGTCCAAACTATACTTCAACGGATCGTCCACCTCGGTGACTGCATCACGGAAAACTTCTGTCAGTTTAGCAGAGAACAACTGGATAGCGTGTTCTCTAACTGCGTTAACTGTTTCTTCTTCGGTTGCATCATCTCCAACCGTGCTCAAAATACCACTAACGATAAAATCATCAATGTCCTTATTTAGATACTCTTCCGCAACAGCAATAGTGATTTTGTCTATCGTCCAAGACACGACAGAAAAGTTCTTACCATCAAGACTGGCAGACGGTGATGACACAAACGTTATCTCAACGTCACCACGCTTTAAAACCGCAAGAACATCGTGGTCAAACTCTTCATACTCAGTTAACATCAGACAACACTTCCGAAAGACGGACCAAATCTGGTCCAGTCTTTCCACCCCAAACCCCAACAGTCTGTCCACTATCTAAAGCAAACTTCAAACACTCTTCCTTGTGTTGACAAACATTATTACACATCGACACCGCCATCCTTCTCTTAGATGGGTGCGCAGAAAAGAACAACTTGTCTTCTCCAACGCAAGGGGCATCCTGAAACCAAGACGGTGCGCTTACATTAAACATTGAAATTTCTCCATGATAAACGTAGTGTACCTAAACGGTGTCAAGCCATCAACCGAAAAGTCACATACTTGACAGCACCCCCCACGTGCGGCTACCCTATGAGCACACTACAGAAGGAGCAAACTACCAAAAGACTGCAACCGGGAAATCCCGATGACATAAACGTTCACTGAAGGACCGGAGGGTTACACTCGTTACGCAACTGGTACTTTTACGACTAAGAGGGCACGCCTGCCCAAAGAGGAACGATTTGAATCGCACGATACACTGGAACAACATCTTTGACGAGATGCCAGTCCCTGCACGGAGACCATCAAGCCTTGAGGAACAGGTTCGGAACAAGCAAACGCCCATGCGGTTCCGGCACACGGGCAACTAGAGCCATATCTAGGGAGAGTGGGCATCGCTGAAAAAATAGGCGGTGTTTGGGGTCCATGAAGTGAACAGCCTTGAATAAACCATATGGGTTCGTCCCAGCCTCTCGTGCGTTAGCGTCAACTACCACACGAAAGGGTAGGTAGAGAAATGCCCAAAATCAAACCAGCCTACGAACTTGCTGAGCATCTAGAAACACCGTAGCGGTTCCGTTCACAAGTTCTACCTGATCCATAGGGACTCCGACTTTAGAAGCAATTGCCGCACGCACCCGAATGTCTTCCATCGGATCATAAGCGGTGAAGAAGTCACGGTCTTCTCTATCATCAGACAGCACCTCCATCAGAGGAACGGGGGCAGGAGGAGCAATACAAGTTTTACAGCATAGGCGGTCTTCGTTCACCTTAGGCTTGCGGGCGCTGTCAACAGCGTGCCCACACTCCAACTCAATATGCCACTTAGTTTGCCCGTACTCACCTAAGCGTACTGCCTGAGTGACTAAACGCTTTGGTCCTCGCTTACTCATAAAGATATAATACCAGCCCTCTTGACTGCAAGCCACTGACAACCTACAATACGACTATGGATAAAGATAAACTTCTTGAAGACGCTCTAGGTCAAATCGAAAAGCAGTTTGGCACAGGAAGCATCATGCGTCTCGGTGACGCCGCTTCAATGCAGATCGAAACGATTTCAACCGGCTCTATCGCCCTTGACTTAGCCTTGGGTGTTGGAGGCGTGCCTCGTGGACGAGTTACAGAAATCTATGGCCCCGAGTCTTCTGGTAAGACTACTATTGCGCTTCACATTATTGCAGAGGCCCAAAAGAATGGCGGAAAGTGTGCTTTTATCGACGCAGAACACGCACTAGACCCCGTGTACGCTAAGGCAATCGGATGCAACATTGATGACCTTCTCGTATCACAGCCAGATACCGGTGAGCAGGCGCTGACAATCACGAACAAGTTGATTGAGTCGGGCGCTCTAGACGTTGTGGTCGTGGACTCAGTAGCAGCACTTACCCCTCGTGCAGAAATTGACGGCGAGATGGGCGATAGCCATGTCGGGCTTCACGCAAGACTGATGTCTCAAGCCATGCGCAAGATTGTTGCTAATCTAAATCATTCCAAGACCACACTGATCATGATCAACCAGTTGCGGGAAAAGATTGGTGTAATGTTTGGTTCGCCCGAAGTAACTACTGGCGGCAAGGCACTCAAGTTCTACGCTTCAGTCCGAATGGACATTCGTCGCATCGAAACGCTTAAGGATGGTGGCGAAGCGTCCGGTAATAAGACACGAGTTAAGGTAGTCAAGAACAAGTGCGCTCCGCCTTTCCGTCAAGCAGAGTTTGAAATTGCATATGGTGAGGGAATCAGCCGCACCGGAGACATTGTAGACATTGCTGTCGAAATGGGCATCCTTGATAAGAAGGGTGCATGGTATGCTTACAAGGGTGAAAACATCGGACAGGGCCGTGCCAACACCAAAGCATTCTTGGATGAAAATGAAGAAATCCGAGAAACGATTGCCGATACAATCTATTCATCCATTTGACAGACGCTATCATATGTAGTATCCTTTCGTATCTAAGGAGGAAACTACTATGGCTAGAAAACTTAAAACAACTAAACCTGTCGGCCCACCACAAGGATGGGTTGTCTCCGACTCATATCAAATATCACCGCAAGTCACCCTTACTAAAGGGGACGAATGTCGTATCAAGGGAGAGCAAGGCAAGTACAAGTTCATGCGCCACGTGGTGAACACTAACCTAGACCCACAGAGTGAATGGATCGACCTGTGGGGAGGCTCGCACGGTCATGGACAGTGGCGTTCTATTCAGGTTGAGCGCTTGAAGCACATTCCGCAAAAACGTGCCCGTAAAAAGAAAGAACCCCAGTCACCGAAGTGACCGGGGTTTCTTCCCTGTTAGGGAACGACACAAAAGGAGCAAAAGCCAATCCCGCTAACAACCATATACTAGTGTATCGCTAAGTGGTTAATCAAGCGATACGGGCACTACGCTCAGACGAGAGAAGCCGTTGATTTGTCGCCAACCTTAGTAGCAGCGAATGACTTCACCACTGAAAGGGCGGCGGCAACAGCAGCCGTCGCAGCACCCTTGGCTGAAGCCATGTCAGTCACGACAAACATTGCCAGAAATGTCTGGGCGAATGTCATAAGGGCACGCTCTCCAACCTGCTTGTAGATGCTCATATCCATAAGTATTCTCCTTGTTAGGGGATAATTACAAGGCTATTTGCCTCACTGATATTCTACCATACGTAATATGCCTATAGCAGAGCACATTTATGTAAATATTATCTCAACTTTTCTTTTGCGAAAGGCTAAACGCTGCATCAATCTCGTCAGTAGTAACCTTACCATCATCAGCATAAGCCGCAGCAAGTTTCTGCAATACCGTAGCCGCCGCAGTAGCGCCAGCAAGGAACGCAGCCTTCCACGGCTCAATACCACCAATAAGACTTGAACTACCGATAATCGCCATAGCGTTCATCAAGAACACGGCGAAAATTCTACCGATAGTGTTCCAAATAAGTTTAGTCGTCGCTGTCATCGCTTCTCTCATCATCTACATAGTCTAATACAGTACCAAACAGGTGCAGTGCAAGACCGGCGAAGGAAATATATATTCCCTGCTTCAGCGTGGTCGAAGAAAGCGTGATTAACACCAACCCCGTACCTGCTAATGTCCATCCAAGGTACAGCATTTCTCTACCCATTCGACGGACGGCTCCAACTGCTAGTTTAATTTTTTCTTTCATGGTGCCTCCTTTCACCGAGACCTTCTTCTAGAACTTCCTTTTTTATTTCCGCCACCAGAGTCGCCTCCGGGGCCTCCACCTCCGCCGCCAGAACCACCGCCGCCGCCAGAAGGACCAGACGGACCAGCAGATGCAGCAGCGGCAGCAACAGTTACGGCTGCACTTGCAGCAACAACAGTACGACGAGTTTCAGTATCAACAGTAGAGCCTTCAGCAATATATTCGTTGTAGGCTTCGTCATCAAAGATGTCTACAGTTTCCTCAAATTTCTCTTTGACTTCATCGTCCGCTTCGTTGATGGCGACTACAAGGACTGCCTTAGCATCGTCAGAAATTTGGTCAAAGTTTTCGTCAGTGGCAAGGCTTTCAATTTCTTCCGTGGTGATTTCACCGTCAACGACATCCAAAAACTCTTCGGCTAGTTCTTCGTCCAACTCGTCCAGTTCTTCAACGATTTTAACTTCTGCGACATCTACTTCAAGCAGGTCAACACCCTCGGTGTCAATACCTAGTTCTTCAAACTCTACTTTTGTTTCAGCCGCTCGTTCCTCTTCTAGCGTCGGCGGCACGGTGGTTGTTGTAGGCGGCGTCCTCGGGATCGTCGTACTCGTTGGCATAGTCGTAGTGGGGGCTACTGTAGTCGTTGTCGTTGACGATGTGGTGGTTGTCGTGGAAGTGCTGGTAGTTGTAGTGCTTGTCGATGTAGTCGTAGTCGGGGTTACCGTAGTCGTCGTAGGCGGTACGGTTGTCGTTGTCGTTGATGGCGGTGCCTCCGTTGTCGTTGTTGTAGGCGCTACCGTCGTCGTAGTCGTTGGCGGCAACGTCGTTGTTGTCGTTACAGGTATTGTAGTGGTTGTGGTCGTCGTTGGAGGCAAGGTCGTCGTAGTTGTTGTTGTGGTTGTAGTGGTGGTTGTTGTCGTCGGAGGAGTGCCTTCTGAAACTTGAATTTCCATCGTTTCACCAACATGACAGTCGTTCTCAGAACCGCAAGCAAGAATGTTGAAGTACCACGTTGCACTACCTAGATCATCGTAGGCAACCGTGTAAGAAGTAGATGAAATGTTTTGAGTATAAACAATATTAGAGTCGTCTATTTCCCATGGATTCCCAAGTTGGTTCCAAGCAATCTTATAGTGTGTAGGATCGACAAATCCGTCGCTAGAAGCATCCCAACTAAACGTTAGATCACCAGTAGCGTCATTTCGCTCATAGGTCTGATTGTCAACAACGTCCGGCATGTTCATGATGGAAGCGGATACAATGGGTGTCCAACTAGAGTATAAAGCGTTAGTGTCGTTATCCGAGCGAACATTAACGTTGAACAAACCGTGTGCTTCGTTGAACAACTGCTCTATGTAAGAAGCACTGAACGTGTACTCTGTGACTAAGGCATTTTCGTCCCCAACGTTACCAGTTGCCACACCATACGGCCCAGCGTTACCATCGTCATTCAGACCAAACCCAATAGCGTAACGTTCTGGATCGACGTTTCCGTCAGTTGGGGCATCCCAATCGGCTTTGACTGTGCCGTTGTAGTAGTCAACGGTTAAAGTCAAGTTGGTAGGATCGCCTATTGTTTGAGGAATTGTCGTCGTGGTAGTTGTTGTAGTGGCAGGCGTCGCCCAAGTCCAAGTGTTTTGAACAAATCCACAAAGTGTAGAAGAAGTCAAACCTTGGCATGTGTCCCACGAAGCGTTAGACGACCAGCCATTCGGTACAGAGTTACTGTTAATGGAGTTGAACTGAGGATTAGTGAGCAGGTTGGTGAGGTCTGTCCATTCGGTGCTCCCATCAAGTTTTGCTTTGAAAGCGACTTCTTTGATTTCGGTTCCGTAGTTGCCTCCCCAACCTTCGCCATCTTTTGCCCAGATGCGAATCTTTACTGTGTCCCACGATGTTGAATCTTGAACATTCGTAGAGGTAGACGCTGAGAACCAAAAGGAAGGAACCTCAACCCAAGATGTTGGAGCAGACGAAGTTATGTTGCCCTGAAGCACGTTCCCAACAGAATCGTATGCGGCATATTGTGTCGCAACGTAGTCATTCACATCGTAGGACCGTTTAACAAGAGGGGTAACAATAATTGAATCAATCTCCCCGGCATATGACGAAACGTCAATCGTCTGCTCAATGTATGCAGGAGTGTAAGAGAATCTGACCCCGTTGTAGGTGCTGAAGTTTGTTGCAAGCGTCAGGTCAGTGACAAGTGCGTATTCACCATTTTCGTAACCCGGACCAACCTGACCGGGGTAATAGCCCGCCCTAAGGCGATAAACACCTGCATCCAGCGTGGTGTCAATCTTTGCTGAAACACACTGCTCTTGATCGTTGTGGTTGCCGTCATCATTGCTGGTAATCAGTGTCCCAGAAAGATTGTACAACCACAAGTGCGGGTCAACCGTTACCTCATTACATGACTGATTGCTGTTGCCGTAGATGACAACATCGGTGCTGTCTGATTCAATCTCAAAGTACCAGTCCGATTCTTCGGTAACTGTGTATGAAGCGGCGGCTGCCGGGACGGGAGCAAACCACGCTAATGCAAAAACCCACACAAGCGCTGCTTTAGCCATTCTTTTGTAGGTTCTGCCTTTACGCAGCATAAAACACCTCGCCTACCACTAACACCTAGTATTATTGTACCGTGGCGAGGACTTGCCAAAAGCCAGTCAGGTGGTATAATAAGAAACATGCCTATGTATGATTACAAATGTGAAACCTGTGGGGTCTATGAGGTGTTCCAGAACTTTTCTGAAGACACTTTGACAGAGTGTCGTAAGTGTGGCGCTGGTGTAAAGAAAGTTTTGACAGTTCCCGGTGTCTCAGGATTCCAGAACGTCCCCAACACAGTTTCCCCAACCTACCGACCCGACCGTTCCGCTCTCTGGAACAGCGCACAACAGGAGTGACATGGGACGCCTAACTTTTCTCACAGGCACCATGTCTTCAGGGAAGACCACCCATCTCTTACAGTCGCACTTCAACATCGAAGATGCTTTTCCCGGTCAAGTTCTACTCATCAACAAGAATGACAGATCAGGCGAGTCTGTGTGTAGTAACCGAATGGGCGGAATGAGTTTATCACATGGAATAAACGATGATACGAACATCGTTGATCTTGTTTCCAAACACGAACAAGAGACGGATAATAAGATTTCATACATTTTTGTAGACGAAGTACAGTTCTTCAGCACTGACCAGATTGAACAACTCGTGCACTTAGCAGACGTTCAAGACATTGATATCTTTGCTTACGGTCTGTTAACTTCGTACAAGGGCGAACTGTTTTTGGCCAGCAAACGGCTGATCGAACTTTGCGACAGGATCGTACAAATCAGTAACGGTATGCGTTGCTGGTGCGGGGCACGGGCGACTCACAACGCCCTCTACTTGAGTGGTCGTAGTGCAAACACTGGGAGCGACACCGTAGTAGACAACGCCGACAATATTGATTATCGTGTCATGTGTCGTAGACACTTCTTGGAGCATATTGGGAATCACTCAAAGAGAGACCTGAACGGTTAACTGCCCGTCACTCTCTGACAACACCTGTAGGTCAAGACCTTCAAATAAAATATTGGTGACCTGCATCATATCGTCTACAGCCAATTCTCGGTCTTCGTCATCAGGGTCGGACAAGTCAACTAGCGTGTCCACGAAGTAGTTAAATAGTGCCATTCTGGCTTGTTCAATGTTTTCTTCAGACATGCTGTTAGTCTAGTCTCAGAAAATTTTCTGATCAAGCAGTCTTGACAGAACATAGAGGGTCGATTATAATACCATTACTGCTTGAGAAAGCAGCATCTGTACATAGCGAACATGATAGGAGAAGCAAATGAGTAATGCAGATATCACAGTATCAGGTAACCTAACCGTAGACCCGGACTTGAAGTTCTCAAGCAACGGGAATGCACGACTGTCATTCTCAGTCGCATCAAACAAGCGGTTTCAGGTCAACGGAGAATGGCAAGAAGAAACCTCTTTTTTCAATGTTGTTGCTTGGCGAGGAATCGCAGAACAGGCAGCAGCAGTTCTAGAAAAGGGAATGCCCGTCATCATCAAGGGCCGTCTTGAACAGCGCTCATGGGAAACCAGCGAGGGCGAAAAGCGTTCCACCGTTGAAATCGTTGCCGACGCAATTGCTGTGAATACTTTCGGAATTGAAAGCCTTGTACGTCGCCGTGGCGGCGGAGGCGGTGGCGGCGCAAGCCGACCAGCCCCACAACAGAAGGCTACGGTTCCAGACAGAGACCCGTTTGAAGATTTCTGATACGAAAGGAGAGCCTGCCCCCCGAAAGGGGGGCTTCTTCTTTTACAGTATTGACAGATCGACAAACGGAGGCTATGATTAACACATGGAAAAAACTGATTGTAAAGCAGTAGTAGAACTGCTAAGCGTGACTTGGGATAAGTCACTGGATACCGCATCACTGACAGTGCGAGCAAAAGGGTATTGGGAATACATCCACGACCTACCCTACGAAGAAACTAAAGCGACTGTGAAGCGAATGGGCATGGCTGGGCGTAAGTGGATGCCTAAGCCCGGAGAACTACGTATCGCTACACTCGCTGGCATTGAAGGCGAAGAACTGCCACCCGAACCAGAAGAAGCGTGGACAGTACTGCAAGCCATTGGACAAAAGATTTACAGTGGTACCTACGACTACATTAAGCCTCATCCTGTGCTGGCAGAAACCATTAAGCGTCTAGGAACTAATGCTACGGCCTTGACAACGAACTCTGATCGTGCTATGTTTACGTCCTTGTACGAAAAGACCCGAGAGGCTTACATTTTGGAGAGATATGCAACCGATTGATAACGTATTAGCACGAATTAACCATACACAGTCTGGTGAGAACCAGTGGGACGCTACTTGCCCATGCCGAAACGACGACGACAACCCATCTCTCAGGGTTGCTGTTGGTAAGCAGGGACAAGTTCTAATGAAGTGTCTTCGTGGTGGAGGATGCGAACTCGGAGAAATCTGCGAGTCAATCGGTGTGGAAGTCGGAGACCTTTTCCCTAAAGATGCTCCCAAGCCTCAAAAGTCGAAGTTAGACCTTGTTGACACATACAAGTATTTCTACGAGGACGGCACTCTTGCGATGGAAGTTCTACGCTTCGTAGACGAGCGAGGAAAGAAGACCTTCCGTCAACGTCGCCCAGACGAAAACGGTGGATGGAACTGGTCAACTTCAGACATTGAGAAGCCGCTGTACCGTCTTCCTCAAGTCATCTTCGCCAAGGAAGAAGGCCGTCCGATTTACGTCGTAGAGGGCGAGAAGGACGTACATAGTTTAGAGTCTCTGGGCAAGACTGCTACCACCAACCCCGGTGGTGCAGGTGCAGAGGGCCAGAACAAGTGGATGCCTCATCATACTGAAGCGCTTGCTGGAGCAAATGTTATTGTCATCTGCGACAACGATGAAGCAGGCTACCTGCACGCACGATCAGTTAACAAGATGTTGACTGACGCTGGATGCACCGTGAAGGTGTTCAAGCCCGGAAAGTACAACGATGTTTCCGATCTGATTGATGCTGGTGAAGAGTTAGCAGATACGCTTATACCGTTTGACACCGCATCAGTTTCTGAAACAGTGGAAACAGAATCGGATACTAGTGCACTACAAGAGTTAATCGACAGTCTGTCAAACTTGCAGGGCCAAGACATCAGCGAAAGTATTCTGATGGGACGGGTGGCTTCTAGTTTTGATATGTTCATCAGTAGCAAGGATCGCCAGCATGAAGACACTGGTACCCTTGTCGGTTGGTCAGAATTTCTAGAACGTGACGTTGACCTTTCTTACGACTGGGTTATCCCAAACGTTCTTGAACGACAAGAACGAGTCATTGTTGTCGCCGCCGAAGGCGCAGGTAAAACTACGCTAGCACGACAGGTTGCGTTGATGTCAGCCGCAGGTATCCATCCGTTCCGCCGTGATGTAATGCCCAAGGTGAGGACGCTAATGATCGACTTGGAGAACCCTGAACGCATCATTCAACGAACCTCTGGACGCATCTATGACAAAATTAAGTGGTTCAACAAGCACGAGGATTTAGATGCTCATCTTTTGATGAAGCCAGATGGTGTAAACCTGCTAACCTCAAAAGACAAAGCCTTAATCGAAGAGCATGTCGCCACAGTACGTCCAGACATCCTATTCTTTGGTCCACTCTACAAGTCGTTCATTGACCCCGGTGGGCGAACAGCAGAATCAGTCTCAATCGAAATAGCAAAGTTCCTAGACTACATCCGACACACATACAACTGTGCGCTCTGGATTGAGCACCATGCTCCACTAGGCTCAGGCGGTCAGCGAGACCTCCGACCATTCGGTTCAGCCGTATGGTCACGCTGGTCAGAGTTCGGTCTAGCCCTAGCCCCAGACCCCACTGACCCAGAACTGATTGAGTTCAAGCACTACCGTGGACAGCGAGAAGCCCGAGAATGGCCTGCACTCTGCAAGCGTGGAGAAACATGGCCATTTGAAGTCGTAGAATTCTCACAATACCAAAATACTGTTGCCCCTCAAGGCTCAGGCCGTTCTGATGAAGAACTTAACGAAGCATATCAAAACGAAGAATTTGACGACGATGTAACACCTTGGTGAACTCAGACGATCACATAGTAACAGTTGACTAAAAGCCTAAAAGCATATAGTCTACAAATATCGCTTCGCTACCACTAACACCTAGGTATAAGAGGAGCGACGACTGGCCTTCAGATCAATACTCTGGAGGCCAGTCTCATATTTAAGGAGAAAAATGAACAAGCGAGTACTACTGACAGGCGGACTAGGATTTATCGGTTCACACACAGTAGAGCATTGGCTAAAGACCACCGACTGGGACATTGTTGTCTTAGACTCTCTTCGATTCGCAGGACGGGTAGAACGCCTACTAGATATCGAAGCATACGACCCCAAGAGAGTGACCCCACTATGGCACGATCTTAGGGCACCTCTCCACGACCAAATCAAGCGACAAATCGGTGAAATAGATTATATCGTTAACATGGCATCCGACTCTCATGTAGATCGTTCCATCACCGAACCCATTGACTTTGTACAAAACAATGTAAGCCTAGCACTAAACATGTTGGAGTACGCACGAAACGTGCAGCCAGAAAAGTTTATCCAAGTGTCAACAGACGAAGTGTACGGCCCAGCACCAGTCGGACACGACCATGTGGAAGGAGAACCGCATCGCCCCTCCAATCCGTACTCGGCCTCAAAGTCTGCACAGGAAGCAATCGCATTCTCCTACTGGAGAACCTACAATGTTCCGGTGTACATCACAAACACCATGAACAACTTCGGGGAACGCCAACACCCCGAAAAGTATGTACCTATGGTAATCAACAAGATTTGCAACGGTGAAGAAATCCAAGTCCACAGCCGTCCGAACGAAAACGGCGACTGGACTATTGGATCACGAGTATGGCTACACGCCCGCAACCATGCCGACGCCGTTCAATACATACTACAGAATATTGACCACCAGCGATATGTGAACAGCGACGTAACTCCTGATGTTCAACGGTACAACGTGTCAGGTGAAAAAGAAATCGACAACTTACAAATTGTAAACATGATCAGCGACATCGTTGGAACACCCGCAAACTATAAACTAGTTGACTACCACTCTAGTCGCCCCGGACACGACTTGCGATACTCGCTCAACGGTGATAAACTTAGGAACGCTGGCTGGACAGCGCCAATGAGCGTAGAAGAGTCATTTGAAAAAACAGTAAACTGGACACTCAACCACCCGGAGTGGTTAATCGGCTAAAGGAGCAAACATGGAACTAGACGTATTAGACAACGGATTTATCCGGCTTGACGCATCATGCGCAGACGACCTTAGCGTAGTCAACGCAGCACGAGTAAGTTTTGGAATTCAAAGTGAAGAACTCAGCGAAAAAGACAAGGGCCTCATCGGCTTCCTCATGAGAGAAAAGCACGGAACCCCATTTGAACACAACTTCTTCAGGTTCCACATCAAAGCCCCAATCTTCGTAGTGCGAGAATGGTTCCGTCACCGCATTGGCTGGTCATACAACGAATACTCGGGACGCTACTCCCAAATGATGACCGAAGCCTACATTCCTAACGGAGAACAAATGCGGACACAAGTAGGTAAGCCCGGAGCCTACACATTTGAACCAATGGAAAACTATCAGTTCTCCCAAGACCGGATCAAAATGTCATACTACGCAAGTTTCCATGCATACGAAAAACTTTTAGAAGAAGGCGTAGCCAAAGAAGTAGCACGCATGGTACTGCCAGTAGCCACCTACAGCGAATTTTACGCAACAACAAACGCACGGGCACTCATGAACTTCATCAACCTACGAGGCGACGAAACCGCCCAATGGGAAATCCAGCAATACGCACACGCACTAGAACACTTCTTCCAAGGAGCCATGCCTGTCACGCATTCTCACTTTGTGGAAAACGGACGGGTAGCACCCTAACCGAATGTGCTAAACTAATTGCATGAGCGAAATAACGATTATCGACAACTACGAATACAAAGGTGAACGCACAGACACCGCCGAATTTTACGAAAAATACGGCTTTGCGATCATCCCCAACGCTGTACCCGACGAGTCACTAGACATGTACGGGGAACGATGGGACGCCGAATTCGATACACCCGAAAACCCACACTTCATGGGATGGGAAGACGACAAAGCGTACATGCACGTCCCCGAACTGAAAGAAGTGCTCTGCCACAAAGGCGTAAACGACTTCTTTAAAGAAATCGACGTTGCCGTAGCGCTCCACGTCACCAAAACACGGATGACCGTACAACACACCGGATGGCACATTGACGCAAACCACCCACACGAAGCAGCACCACAAAACTACGTCGGAGGTATGGTAGCATTAGGTGACTGCAACGAAGAAAACGGCGCAATCGAAGCAATCCCCGGATCACACAAATGGGACCTAAACTATCGTGAACGGTTTTCAGTCCACTCCACACCAGACGGCAAAGGACACGTACCGTCCACAGAATTTGAAGACTACCGTCAACAAATCGACGCCCCAATCGTGCAACTCCACGCCCGCCGAGGCGACCTACAAGTATGGCACGGACGCTCAGTACACCGAGCCGCCCAACCCACACAAAACGGCACCAAACGACCAGCAGTCGTAGCACACTGGTGCAACCGGCTCGTAGCCGAATCAGAAGTAGAAAAAGCAGGAGGACACGTCCCATACGAAATCATGGCAGACGACCTCCTCACCAACAAATCAAACTCCAACGAACACTTCTTCCAACGCTGGGGAAACGACGGCGGATTCTACTACCCCAACTGCACAATCACCCGCACATGGCTCAGCAGAAATCACCCAGAAATCCCCTACGACAAAGTACTATGGGAAGAACTCCCCTCATACGGCATCAGCCACGACGACGGCGACCCCCTCCTGCTACTACCAGACGGCGGCGGCAACTACTAAATTTGCCCACCCCGCTCAACTGTGGTAAACTAACCGCATGGAAGCATACGGATTTATCCCCACATACACAGACACAGTAGACTACCTACACGAAGTGAACCCAGAAGCATTATTCGCAGACGGGCTAGAAGAAGCCTGCATCGGACACACAGAAGTTTACCAAAACGACAAAGACGGCAATGTAAACAGAGTAGCGCTCGCAGTCTACAGCAAACAAAAAGTCGCCAGCATACTCGTAGAACGAGACAAAATGACCCCCGAAGAAGCCTACGAATACGCAGACTTCAACATCTACTCAGCCTACATGGGACCAAACACACCCCTCTTCGTAGACGAAACCTACACCGGATTCAACAGGAAACCCTTCAAAACACAACCCGTACTACCCGAAGAAATGTACGAACTTTGAAAAGACTCTACCTCAACGGCACAAAACTCGTCCTAGACACACCCTACAACAAAGACGAAGTACAAGCCCTCAAAACATCCTTCCCCAACGCACGCTGGGACAAAATCAACAAACACTGGACAATACCCCTCGCCGCCCGCAAACGAGCAATCTCCTTCGCCAACTCATGGAACATCGACGTGGACGAAGAACTCATCCGCCTACAACTACCAGAACACCCCATAGGCGAAACCACCATCAGACTTGAAAAAGCCATCCTACAAATCGTCGTACCCTACGACACCCTACAAATCCACGACCTCAAAGCCATCCCCGGCATCAAATGGAACCCCCACCAAAACCACTGGGAAACCCCCTACACCAACGTACACGAACTCATCCAATGGGCAGACAAATACAACCACCCCATCCCCGACCACATCCGCACACAAGCCGACATCGAAACCCAAAAAGCCCAACACGCACAAAACCTCACACAAGCCACCGACGCCAAAATCACCATACCCAACCTACAACTAGAACTCTACCCCTACCAAAAAGCAGGCGTAGCCTACGCCGCCGAAAAACAACGCACCTTCATCGCAGACGAAATGGGCCTCGGCAAAAGCATCCAAGCCCTCGCCACCACAGAATACACAAACCAATACCCAGCCCTCATCATCTGCCCCACCAGCCTAACAGAAGACTGGAAAACCAAAATCGAACAAGCCCTACCCCACCGCACCATCCAAACCATCGAAGGCCGCAAAACCCCCACACTGACCGAAACCGACTACACCATCATCGGCTACCCCAACATCCACGCCCAAAAACAACACCTCAACAACCAACACCACAACACCCTCATCCTAGACGAATCCCACTACTGCAAAAACCCAGACGCACAACGCACCAAAGCCGCCAAAAACATCGCCAAAAACATCCCCACCACCGGCAACATCCTCCTCCTCACCGGCACCCCCATCACCAACATGCCAGCCGAATACGCCCCACAACTAGAAATCCTCCAACAAATCGACAACTTCGGAGGCCGCTGGAACTTCTACAAACGATACTGCGGAGCCTACCGAGACAACTGGGGCCACTGGCAAATCCACGGCTCAACCAACAACAAAGAACTCCTCAACAAACTACAAACCAACTGCTACATCCGCAGAGAAAAACAACACGTCCTCACCGACCTCCCACCCATCACCTACAACACCATCCACACCACAATGGACAAAAAACACCGCACCATGTACAACCACGCCCTCAACGACCTACAAGAATGGTACACACAACAACAAGAACAACTCGCCATCCAAGAAGGCAACAACCCCACCCAAGCACGAATCCGAGCACACTACGCAACCCAAAACTACGAAAACCTCATCCAACTCACCGAACTCAGAAAAATCGCCGCCCAATCCAAAATACCCCACGCCCTAGAATGGATCGAAAACGCAAACACCCAAGGACAAAAAATCGTCATCGCCG